TTGCATCAATCGTTATATGTGGTGTTTCAATGAAGATTTCATGACGACGTAATATATCCTCATAGTGCATATGGCTTTCACCGTAAAGCCCATTGTCAACAGGGTGTGACTGACCCGTGAGTTCCGTTGAATTGGGGGCTGCATGCCTATGATCCTCTTGAGTGTTCATGGCTGGTGTATGCACCTCACGTTCCTCGCGTTTAAAACGTCCACCAACTTTCGTAGTTGGCGCACTTGTTGTCGTTGTAGAAGTTGTTGTTGTATCAGCAGCAACTGCAACCAGCACAACTGCTGGATTACCAATCCATTCAATTGGAACAGTGGCAATAACTCCTGTGGTAATGGATGCATTCTTAATCCCTGTTAGGAACCTTGTGGAGAAATGTGCTGTGCTTGGGAATGTGGTGCCAGTAACATCAGTGACCAAAACTGAACTCCCAACTGTTCTTGTCCATCGGTAGACTCCATCAGCTGTATTAAGCTTATCGATTCCTACAATATTAAAAGTCCTGGGAGCGACAGCAAGGGGAAAATCATCTGATGAAATTAATTCCCCATCAAAATTTAGAACACTCAATGTCGTGAGATTACCAAGAGAAACACTATATCTCAAGTATCCCCGTTGTAACGTTGATGTTGTTAATACCGATGATCGGTTTGGTGTTGGAACCGATAATGAAAATTGCCCCGGCATCGCTCTTTTTAAGATCATAATGTCGACATGATCAACCCCCCCCATGGGTTGACTTATAGGTGTCTCAACTTCCAAATGGAAGGTGCCAGAATTTAGAAGTTCATTAGGTGTAATAGCCATAGGTATGGCGAACTGGCTCATGATGTATGGGACATCAATAGTGTGAGTGAGCGGTGTATCCAAGCTAGGATCGATATTGATGATGACGTTGTAGGTGTCTGAAGCGTGATTACGGGCCACATCTCGAACAACAGAGAAAACAGCCCGAATACGAAATGTCTTAAAACCATCACTGCCAATGATCAGCTTAATCTGCTGCTTCCCAGAATAGTTAGCATACCATCCCGCGATATGATCGAGTGGGCACCAGTTCGAAGTATCATTCCCACGTAAGGAACCATTGACAAATGGTACCGCTTGTGCTGGCTGGATTTTCATTTCAAAAATACGATGCCCTATAACATCGGAAACTTTCAAGCGGGTGCTAGTGACAAATCCGAAGGTCTCACAAATAGTCTTGAGATCTCCGACAACATCATCTGGGAAAAGAGCTTTAGAATGGTATGTCTCGGCCTCTGAAACAAGGCGGAAAGTCTCGCTTGAAAATTCACAGCTCCCTGATGCGATGTTCGGAGTAGTCCTTTGGTAGAGTGAACTATTTGCATTGTTCTCCTTCTTTGCATAATTTCTCCTGTTGTCTTTTGATGTTGCCCTGTGATTCAAGAGAGGATCAAGCACACGATCTGCAACACCACCAACAATTTCACCTGCTTTCTTGCCAAGTACGGCAGCACCAGCCAAACCTGCTACTTTGAGCATAGAGGGAACTTGGCATTTGCGTATCTTCTCAATTTGCTTCACACTGGCTTTTGTTTTCTTATTGCTCTTATAGAATTCGATATCCGCATTGTCTGGAAAAGCAGATATTGCTGTTGTCATACCATAGAACTTAAGATCAGGCTTAAAAGCCATTGCAATGCGCAAGTTAGCAGTGTCCAAAGCACCATCAGCGACTTCGTAATCTGTTAATGCCACGATGGTCAAGGTGGCAATGTATAAGTTCATTGTGAAATCATTCTCGCGCACTGGGTTAATAGCAGTGTAGGATAGGAAATCGATATCCATCCTAGCTGATGCATTCATATGACCATTAAGTATAAACCCAGTTTGAGAGGTGACTGTTTGCGGTGTCTGAATCTCTTCCGGCCGATCCCGTTGGAGAAGATGGTAGACAACACCACCTGCAAGAACAACTTGGTTAGATTTGGGTATGTTAAGATACACTTCAATTTCCATGCCGCCTCGCCAATACTCAAACGTCTTAAAGAGGGAAGCGGCGGAGCTCTGCCAATTTAACTTCAGGAGGTCATATGGAAGATGCAATTCATAGATGACCTCTCCGGCCCTAATGGTCCGATCTAACTTCACAGTAGCACCTGTGAGCCATCTATTTGTCATATTAGTCTGATCATAGACATGGTCACTCTGAGTAAGTTCGACAAAATTTCCGTCCTGACCGATTGGGACCATTGTGCTAATTGGGTCCTCAACTTGTGTTTCTATCTGAGTATTGCCACGACCTTCCACAACAACCCCTAATTCATCTGGGGCCATCATGCATGGTACCATTACAATTCGTTCTTGGAGCATCCTTCTCCTCTCCTCTAAGAACAGGATCTCTTTTGACACGCTATCAATCTTCTCGGAATTCTCTGGATTGGTAGCGTCCATGTTCATTAAACAAGTTCGCAGGCCCATAATTTGAACATTATAGTTGTGGATTTTACGCCTATTGGCGGCATCCTTTATGGCTGAATCTAAGTTTTGGCCAAGTTCTACATGTTTTATAGGAACAACAAAAGTGAAGTTGTTCAAAAATTCACGCAGATCACAAGCTGTCTCAAAATAGTCCTTTTGGTTAGCATTATTCTGGTAGTTTTCAAAGGCGGACAGGAACCAAGCTGGAACCTCAACAGTCTTTGTGTAAACCTGCTTCATTGTTGTCGTTTTGTTGCCCCAGCTGCTGTTCTGATCTGTGTCAGGTGAGCTCTCAAACTCCGATATAACCTCACGGATATCGCTAACACAACTCCTAAAATCACCAATATTAGGGCCAGCCTGTTCATCCATCGAGAAGTCAGAAATGATGAGGATCTCCTTGAGGCAGGAATCTCCTGGGTCGTCTCCGAAGAATCGGATAGTCTTCTCGAATGACATGATCGGGAACGTAGATTTGACATTTTTAACGAGCTGCTTAACTTTTTCAAGAGTTTCTGGATAACTAGAAAACAGATGGATCCAAAGAGATAATAGAACACGTTTGAAAATGTGCTCATCAATCCCTTCAGCGCTTGCCCGATCTTTAAATTGGCGCTCTAAGTCGTTATTTTCAACCCCCTTCTCGTTATTAGTGGGTGTTGTTGACA